GTCATGTATGAACCTATGGACTACCCCTACTTTTTCAATCCTGATCAATCCTCGCGCAAAAATAATCTCATAATTTACTTGACGATTATCCATAATCCGATTAATAATCCTTAATACAATGGCAACATACAATACAATCCTTACATCGCGCCAGTCTAAATTCCTCGCCTCCTATCAATTAACCGGAAACCCTACAGAATCGGCTATAAACGCGGGATATTCGGTTAAATGCGCGCCTCAAGCTGGCTCAAAACTGATGAGAAACCCTAAAATCATAGCCGAATTAGATAAATGGAAGGCAAAAAAAGCATCAGAAATCACGAAAGAAGATTTCATTGATAAAGCTATGGGATTCTGTGACGAGCTTGAAACTGTAGAGCCGAACAAGCCTCGCTTCATGGACATAGCGGGAAAAGCTTTGGGTTACATTGGCGCAAGTGAACGAGCGAATTCAACGACGAATAACGTGCAGATTAATATCGCGCTCACTGGCAAGGAATCACAGTCTGAGTTATGGGAACTCACGCGAAAGTTACTTGGCGCATGATGTATATACACGCACACACAAATGTATATACACGCTGAGACCCTTGTGGCACAAGGCTTTCACGCTTGCGCAAGCATTCTCACGCAGTATGTATCATCGTATGTATAACGATATGTATAACTATATGTATCATCATATGTATGCGCGTATGTATCGCACGGTATTACAATGTAATACGCGCAAGAAAGCTCGCGTCCTATAACATACGTTATGTCAAGTAGTATTTTATGCGTGAGGCAAGGGGTACCCCAGGGGGCAGACTGACGGCGGGGGGTTGTTATAGTATTGCCCCCTAGAAACTTTTTTCAATTTTTTAATATTGAACTAAGATAGGTTTCATGACTCGTTATGAATTAGTTTCAAGAAGGATTTACGATAGGAAAAAAGAGAAAGAGGTAAGGCTTTTTATCCAATCTTTAAAGAATAAGCCATGCGCTGATTGTGGAAATAGCTTTCATCCAGCAGTTATGGAATTTGACCATTTAAGGGACAAGAAATTTACTATTAGTAAAAAACCATCTAAAAAAAGCCGCAGAAAATTATTAGATGAGATTTCAAAATGCGAAATTGTTTGCGCTAATTGCCATCGCATGAGAACTGTCAGAAGAAAAGAATTAAAAATATTACAGCCTAAAAATCAAGAAAAACTTTTATTTGATTTATAAGGGATATAGATGACCGAAGAAGTTAAGCTTGAAGAAAGTTTAGAGTTAATTCCAAAGGATCTTGAGGCCAACACGAAGCGAAGGTTTGCGTTGCTTAGTGGGGCGCAGAAGAGTGCGGATCTTCGTGAGGTGCAGTGGAGGATGTGCGCGAATGATATTTTGTACTGGGTCAACTTATACTGCTTGACGTATAACCCGCGAAAGAATCCATCCAGTTTACCTTTCATCACATATGAGTATGAGGATAAGTTAATTCTTGATTTGGTGGACTGTGTGCTTAATCAGAAGGACATCTTGATTGAGAAGTCCCGTGACATGGGCGTGACGTGGTGCGTGCTACTTGTGTTTACATGGTTCTGGCAGTTTAAGGGAGAGGGGTTTGACTTCCTAGTTGGCTCACGCAAGGAGCAGTACATTGATGGCATTGGCAACATGGACACGCTTCTTGAGAAGGTGCGGTTCCTCATCAGGAATCAGCCGAAGTGGATGCGCCCTCAAGGTTTTGAGCCGAAGACTCACAGTAATTATCTGAAGATCATTAATCCCGTGACGAAGGCCACGATTACGGGTGAGGCGACGAACGCAAACTTCTCACGGTCTGGACGAAGACGCGCGATATTCTTTGACGAGTTTGCGTTTTGGGAAACGGATCAGGAAGCGTGGCGCGCATCAGCAGACTCATCCAACTGCCGTATCGTCGTGTCAACGCCCTATGGGTTTAACAACCAGTTTGCTCGCCTAAGACACAGTGGTTCAATCGACATCAGGACTCTTCACTGGCGTCTGCATCCAGAGAAAGATCAGGCGTGGTACGACAACGAGTGTAAGCGTAGGAATTATGATTCGGTTGAAATTGCGCAAGAGCTTGACATTAATTATGAGGGGTCAGACGAGGGAGTGTTATTTGATTTTGCGTCCTTAAAGAGCGCGGTGCATTCAAGCCCAGTGCTGAGTCGGGACAGGATTGTTGTGGTGTGTGATCCGGCGGGAGAAGGCGAGGACGAGGCGGTGTTTTATGTGTCTAACAATGGTGTGATTATTGAGAGAAAGTTTATTGCGAAGTCAAATGACACGCAACTCGCGGCAGAGGCGGTGCTGCTCATATCGAAGTACAAGGCGCAGGTGTTTGAGGCGGACTCCATTGGGAACAGTGTGTGCGATCTGGTGACGCAGTTGCTTGGAAGAAATGAGCGTGGAGTGAAGGTTGTGAAGTTTAAGTCGAGTGAGAAGGCGAAGGATCCTGTGGGATATTTCAATAGGCGCGATGAGGTTTATCATAAGGCTTCTGTTGCCATGAAGTCTGGCCTCGTTGCTGTGGATGATGACTATACATTGCAACGTCAACTGAACGCCACGAAGTATAAGAAGGACAATGGGCGCATCTATATTACGTCAAAGGAAGAAGTGAAGGATGTTGTGAAGAGTTCGCCTGACAGGGCAGATGCGTGGGTCTTGATTCAGGACGCATTAACGTATACGCATTCAAGGCGTGAGGTTGAGCAAAGTGAGCAGTTTAGGAAAATTAAATATGTAGATGAAATAAAATCGGGGAATGAATATGGGGATTGGGGCGACACAATCGAGTAATAGAGTTGCGCATATTGTTAAGGATAAGCCAAAGAAAAAAGAACAGTGGAAGAAAATACCCATTGGGGAGATTCGGCCAGATCCATTCTTTGACTCCTACCAGGAAGAAAGACTTATTTGTTCTGATATACTAGATAGAATAGGGATATTAGAGATTAATAATATTACCCTGACGTTCAATAAACAGTTCTTGAGGAAAATTATTCACTCGCATATTCAGTTCATAAAATACATGAGAACCCATTAATGCCTACAGATATAGAGCCTCAAGAAAAGACAGATAAGATTTCCCTTCCAGGTTCAGAGCGGTATGAGTTTATTAAGGATCTTGCGTCAAAGGTTAGGCAAGATGATCAGGACAGGCAGGTTTGGAAAGACAAGCAGGTTGTTGCGTATAACTCACGCATGGGTTTAAGAAAGCGAACGAATAGGCCGTACCCTGGAGCTGCAGAAGTTCCCATCCCCATCACGGATAAATTCATCACGAAGCTTAAGTCTATGTTCGTGTCCGTTGCGACGCTCATGAAGAAACAGATTGTCGTGACGATTGATGATGGAGAGGCGATTACTCCTGAGACAAAGGCCAGTGCGGAGCGCATTGAGAGGGCGTTAAACAATCTTGTGAGGAAGCGGGATTTTGGGTGGGCCAAGAAGGTAACGCTCTTTGTGGATTACTTCCTTGAAAATGGGCATGCGATCTTCAAGGTGATTGAGAAGTTCTTTAGCAGGACGATTAACCGCACGATTAATGTGAATGATAATTATACGGTTGAAGAGATTAAGTATTTGAAGGGGCTTAAGCGTCAAGAGCTTCAGATGATTCTCGCACAGCGCGAGGAGATGGATCTTAGGGACGAGGATGATTTAAAGGAGATCAATAAGGCGATAGATCAGTTTAAGGCTGGAAGTAAAGTTCTCAAGTTCACGAAGAAAGAGATTTATTCTGAGCCAACGGTTATACCTGAGCGCGGACTGCGCATCATTGTGCCGTCAAGCGGTACTGAGCTTCAGAGACTTCCGCGCATTTGTCACGATATGTGGATGACGTATCAGGAGCTTAAGGATAAGGCGGATAAGGGCATATATTCAAAGGAGACGGTGGATTCGCTGAATGACTCGGGTGGAACGAATGACGATGGACTTACGAATACTTCGTGGGCTTTGTCTGAAGGCATCTCAACGCTTGACACGAAGTCGGGCCTCTTCAATGTGCGCGAGACTCAGGCTTATTACAAGAACGTGAAGTGGGTATTTACTTGGATTGAGCAGTATGGAGAGATTGACGATTCGAAGGACACGCCGAAGGATATTAAGATTTTGCAGGAGCTTAAGCTTCCCTACGATCATGGCATGTGGACGTATGTGAAGCATGATTATGAGCTGAAGAATACGCGGTGGTACAGCTCGCGAGGCGTGCCTGAGAAGATTCGCGGTCTTCATCAGACCATTGAGAAAATGTATAACGCAAGGCTTATACGCGATGAGTTGAATAACGCTCCCATGTGGCG